TTGTTGTTTTAATTTGTTTTACTGTTCTCATAATTTTGATAATTATTTACTACTATTACCTTTTAATAGGTCTTTATAGTAATGTTTAACTGCTGTAAGTACTTCTTTAAATTCAACTATATTATCTATTATCCCACAATATTTTATATCTCCAGCAAAAGGAATAGGATATAAAGCACAGAAATAATAGGAATTTAAAAATAATCTACTACTTTTAATTCTAGTTGTAAGTCCAATTGTAGGATCAGAAGTAATAGGTATAACCCATATAGTATTGAAATCGATATCTATACTTACCACAATTGCATAATGAACTGTTGGACCAATAATCGTACGTATAATATCATACTTTTGTAAAGTAGTATATACTTCAGTAGCATTTAATTTATTAGCAGGTATATCTATTATTTTTCTATACTCTGTTAATTGTAATTTAGTAGCTACTTTTTCTAATGTATTTTCGTCTGGTATTGCACTATTATTTATAATACTACTTAGTGCATTACGTAAATTTTTATTATCAGTTTTACTATCCATAAATTAAATTGATTTTAATTAGTAGTAAGGGGAGGACTCGAACCTCCGATACCAGCTTTTGATATTATCTCACCGCTCTACCATCTGAGTGCTATCCTTACTCCAGCTTTCTACGACATTAGCTTAGCCGTTTTGAACTTACGCCGCAATACGGCTATAGTTCATAATATAACTTGTATTGCCAGTTATCTGCTTATTGACCTATTCTACTTCACACTGTCGCTGTCAAATTCATTCAGCCCCCAGTAGTAAGTAGATATTTACATCTAACCTACCTACTATGCATTTCCTATCATTTTACTTCGAGGGAAATGCTAGCAATAGAAGTCACCTTAGACGTCATAGTGAGTGGAGCTGGAGGGGATCAAACCCTCGTCCATACGACTGATTCATAGACCTAACAGTCAATTTCTTTAATTTCTTTAAAAAACTACTATCCTATTTATTCGTATCTCTTATTCATAGGCAACCCTTTTCCTTCATCTTAGACCAATATTAGATACTGGTTGACCGTTGTATAGTCCATTGTACTCTTGCTTAGTAGCTTAGTTGTTACTAAGCTTCCATTAGGGATTTGGTTGATAATAGTAGTTCTGGGTTGACTGCACCATACTAACTTGTTTAGGGTTAATAATACATATCTCTACCATATACCTCTGGCGAAGGAGTATTAGTAGTTACTGTTGGAATCGATTCAGATTTGTCATTTCTGAATTGACATACATCACAATGTTTTTTATTACATTGCAACGGACAATCGTTCTTTAAAAGATTGTTTACTGTTGCTTTAAGCTTTTGATTACTTATCAATTTCATAATCTCTGGATTTGCGATCATAAGGCTGTAATTTAGCTCTACGCGATCTTGTTTTTTTAGTATTACCATATTTCATGGTATAATTACTATCTTTGAATGTCTTTCCCATTATGAAATCATTGATAAAGCTACACGAGCATATTCTACAATATTTTCCATTTCTTTTCTTTTAGAAAGAAATTCAAGGTCTCTATTAGTTTTAGGACCATACGATAGTACTTCAAGAATAGGTCTTTCTATTACTCCTTTTAATACAAGAGTATAAAAAGAGCTACGGAAAGCTATACTATCTGATTCTTCTCCACATACCTCGATAATCTTTTCTATAGCAATCATAAAATCGCTCTTACGAATAGATTTCTTATTTTTGTTAGTAGGTAGAAATTCATCTTCAGTATAGATAGTAGCTTTAACATCTATACCCATTATACCTTGAAGAGCAATTACACCATTTTCGATGAGTTCATCATTAACTCCATCTTTAAATCCAATAATTAAAAGTTTCATTTGTTTAAGTTTTATTGATTAAATACTATAAGTCTTCTTTATAAGTGTGAGTATGATAGTATACTCCACAATGTTTGCAGTATACTCTCTTAGTAGTGCCTTTGGCTATTTCCTTTTTAGGATCAAATTCACTACTCCATTTATGACCATCGATAATACAATCTATTTCAGCAATTGCTCTAGAGTATTTCAATGGTGATAGACACAATGCTTCATAAGCTTTTTGCCTAGCTTCTTTGCGTATTTTTCTAATACGCATTGTTCTAGTTAATTTTGATAATATTCCCATAATTAAACGTTTAAATTGATTAATAATGACGCCTGGGCACTCAGGATTTAATTAAGTTAGTGCCAACATAGTTTATAGCATTTGTTATAAGACAAAGATAAACGACTACAATCGTTACTTACTATGACTCTCACTATAGTTTTAACTCATAAGCAGAAATAGCTGTCAAACTAAATCTTATTGGAGTACATGATTTTAACGTCCGCACGATCATAGCAATCAGTTTCGGCGTAATGGTCATTGCTGATACTATACCATTACTGCTTAGCTACTTACGCCCCACATGCTTGTCATTTTCTGAGGACGTATACTCTATCTTCACAGACTGAGTATACTAGACTCTAATATTCATTTAAAACAGAAAGAAGGTTTGGTTTTAATTTTGAATAGAGTCATTTACAACCGTTGATATAACATGAGTTTGTATAGAGTCATCAAGGTATTTTTGAGCTCTTGCTCCAGATAGTACCGTATTATACGTTGATGTGTTTGATTCATATATGTAAATCATGTCTTTTATAGACAACGATGTACCATGCTGCATCAAAATATCAATTAATACTACCTTCGGCATAGCTAAAAATACACTATCAACTCTTCTATCTTCTCTCATTTGCTCTCTCATGTCGAGAATATCCTGTATTGTTGTTACAGGTTCCTCAATGATAACTTGAGGATCTTCTTGTACTTCTTCTTGGTTTACACCATTTAAGAAATTAGCAATGTTTTCACGCTCTGCGTAAATTATTGCTCCCATCATGCCTATTAAGGCAAGAGCTATTAATACTACCCAAACTATTATTCTTGGCGGTTTAGGTCTCGCCATCATTTCATTTTCCATTTTGATAATGTTTTAAAATTAGTAATTAATCTCCCCAAAACCAATCTTGGAGTAGTTCTTTAAAGTTTTCTATTATGTAATTTCCATCCTCTTTTTCTTTTATCTTCAGAGAAGTCCCGACATTCGCATAGGAATAGGCCAACCCACCGAGAGAACCCAAACGGAACAAATTTGCAGTTTTATTATATCCATCTTTTCTGTGCAACCAAGAATAGATGTAATAATAATCAAACTTAGGTGTCCAAGGTTTATTATCATTACTAATGAAATTTAGAGCAGCTATAATTGTACTAAGCTGTTCATACAGATTCAAATGCTTATCCTTATAAGTTCTAGGCTTTCTACCTATTACTTTACAAGCATCTTTGTAAGATTTAATTTCTTCTCTTTTCATACTTTCATTGATTAAAATATATCTGCTTTTTCTTACCAATGGTATCTCCTATAGAATAGTTATACCATAATCCAGAAGGAACAATTACATTAGTAATTCTATATCTAATATCTTGAGTATAAGGATTTTTAATAGTAAGTATATAGTCGTTTGTACTCTTATCTTTTCTCACTATTATACAATTCTTATAATTGTCTAAAAACTCTGTAGCTGTGTTAACACGTGCAACAGATAGTCTGTTAACTATCCATATAACTATAAGCACAAATATTATAGCACCTACTATAGATTTAGTAATACTATTTAGACTTTTCATGAATACTCCTCCCTATACTTAAATGCATATCTCCACCACCTATTTTCAGTCAATGTAGTTGATCCAGCAAATATAAAATAAGCTTCAATTTCATATAGCCCATATTGTGACATAGTACCATAGGATATACAGTCTAAGAGATATACTCGATTTGAGTTTTGTAAACATTCTGTTAAGAATACACTAAGTATTTTTTCCTTTATAAGGAAATGTAAGAGTCTATATGACATTGCTCTTAGAATTTTTAATCTTGTAAGTTTTTCTTCTTTCATATTAAATTGATTTTAATGTTAATTACTAATTGTACCCAGAGCGGGAGTCGAACCCGCACGACCAATGGTCAAAGGTGTTTAAGACCTTAGCGTCTACCTATTTCGCCATCTGGGCATTAAATTAAAGTTTACAACTTGATAATTATTAAGGTTAATAAAAAATGCAGGTATTTATCTCGTTACACCTGCGGGTCCGGCAATCCTGTCTTATATACCGCGTGAGCTGGCGGTTAAAGGTATTAGTTTTCATAGGTACAAACTGGAAGATTCTTTAGACCTATTACTTAACACACTCGCCACATGAAGGCTACCTTAATGAGTGCAATCAGTATATCTATATTCACATATAAATATACTGACAACAGTACGCTTACTGTTATGCTTAATTAATCAATCTGTATAATTAAGAACGAACAATGATTAAATAAACAAATGGCAAATACTATAAATTTAAGGACGGGTATGGGTAGCGTGCCTCCATACCTAGTTTCGTCACTTCATTTCACTACGTTGGTACCGATATATCGTAGCTGTTCCTGATTTTAACGTCTGCACTAATACTTTATTCTCTTACACATCCAAGCATTCAGTAGACCATCCACCGTAGATAGTTCTTCTCTACTACCATGGCGATAAAGAACTCCTCAGAGATAAAGATATAAGCCCCACAGGATTGTCAAGGATTCTCACCTTAAGGAGCGTGGTAGTATTACTCTGCTACCACTAACACTTTTGCTATCGGAGGCGGTTGACCTCTGAGTTTTTTACTAATTGTAATTTGTAGCTTTATATTACAATTTGTCTTTGATTTCTCTGCACTAATATCAGCATATGCGTTACTTTAAAAGAATTTCCGGCTAATGCTTGCAATCATTTTACCTTCTATTGATAAAAAGCACTTTCATATGTGCGCTCTGAATATAAGCCCCACAAAGTTGACACTGATTCTCACAGTATAGATGCAGTAATATTTACTGCATTAACTTATTAATAAAACATTGCTGTAGATATAATTACACTGTAAGGTTCTAATTTTTTAGTAACTTCATCTACTTCCGTTTGTAGAATAGCATTGGGTAGTATACTATACTTTCCTATGCAACTATCTACATATTCTTTAGTTTGATTAAGACTAAAGTTAAATTGTTTTTGTAGTGTTTTTATTATTTTTATTTTAGTCTCAGTGCTAGTTTTTTCAGGTATAAACATACTCATTCTTACTAAGTTTGTTTTATTTCCTGAGTCTTCCTTACGCTCTAATTTAGGTGCATCTGTACAAGGAATAGGTGTTTCAATAAGAATAGATAGTATGTTATTAAACTGTTCCTCCGAACATACTTTAGAAACTGCATCTAATAGACTGTTTGTAGATAATATCTCATCTTTAATAAGATTATCTATTACATACTGCTGAATACAAGTTATTTTCTTCATAATTTGATATTATTTATTTGTTAGTTAATGCAATAAAAATAATAGAGTAAGCGCATTATCCTATCTATATGCTAATTTTTTTCTCTTACTCTATTAAAAATACTTTAGTTCTAACGCCTCTGCGCCTTCATACTACGTTTCTGGAACGTCGTAACGCCCTAATTAAGGAGATATACATCATACACGAGTTTTCATATATCATTGTGTTGATATAATAGTTAGATACTAAAGTATCAACACTTATTGTTCAGTTAGTGTCAGACTGTTAAGCACCTTATTAAGCGCATCAAAGGTATAGCTCTTGTCTTCGCTCTGCTTACTTCGAGCTTGGTTACTGTCTCTAAAAGATGTGCACCAGTTGGAACCTACAACTGCATCTACCACGTGGATTTTATCTATATCAATGTGCATATGATATAGATAGTTTAGGAATATAATACAGGTTATTACTGTTTTTTCAGTACTGTATCTACTAACTCGATATTCCTTTTCTTGACTCTGTATTCTATTACCTTAGTACGCGTAACTATAGGTAATCTCTTCTGGCTTGTCACAGACGTTGGGCTACATTAAGAAGAGAAGTATAATAATATAGTCCTTAGCGCTACCTAAGTCTTTATAAGGGCATACCTAACTTATATTATTATACTTTAACGTGGTTAAATTATGTTTCACAACATATGAGGATAATTTGCATTTCATAGAATAATTACTTTGCGAATAAATCTGTATATCTTAGTTAAATAACCATATAGATAGATATAATACTATCATTGTGATTATTACTGATAACATACCTAATTCTGTGTCTCTATCCATATGATTATTTATTTAGTTAATGATTAAATTGCATTTTACACCTAAAACTTACGAGTAGTCGGGTTCTCATGCCGAATGCTTCTCTCTTTAATCGACAGCTTACTAACTCTGCGCACAGAACTAGTGACCTATCTAACATACTTCTGCCCATAAGAAACTGGTGCCCTCAATGTCTTGGGAAGTTATTGAGTTTTTTAGTAAGTTATTTATCAGAGTCCGTCCACTCCTGAATTCTAGTCAGGTAGGTGTGATAAAATACTTACTTTTGTTCTCTTACTCATCATCTAATCTTAAAGTAAGATATAGAATGTGAAACACATTAAAGATGAGATAAAAGATTAAACCATTAATCTCTCCTATAATGTAATAACAAAATAGGATAGATAGAATGTTCAATAGTCCGTGTATTAATGAATACATAGGCAAAGTTGTTATGTTGATAATAAATGTTGATTTGCAAAGCAAGCAAAGTCTACATAATCTGTAGACCGTGCTTGTCGGATAGAACCGCCATATATTAAGCGATTACCTCGGTAATGTCGGTTGCGGTTTCGCATGGAATATAAGCACCTGATTCAAGTCCCCTTTCAAAAGTCCTTTTGCATAAGGCATCAGCATTTCCACCGTTTTCGGCGCATGTACCGTCAGCATTTTCAAACAGTGTTAAATTAACACTTTTAAACACTTTCGGTATGTACTTCGTTTTAGTCACTTCAATGGTTTTGCCATTACGAACAATCTTCTCCGTTACTTCCTCCTCCGTTTCATAGACACCGGTAACAGAGCCTTCTTTGCGAATGTAAAACTCCGTACCCGTTGCCCAAGATACCGACATTAACCGTATTGGCGCACCCTTAACTACTTTCCCCTCTTTGCCCACCTCATAGAGCTTTTCCAATTGCTCTACTTGTTTGTCCGTTGACGGAAATAGTGTTTTTGTAAAGTTAAAACGCCTTGACATCATAGCGAACGGATTAATACAGCCGTCCTCATCTACTACGTTTGCACTCTCATCACCTTCGACACCCGTTGCTTTAATAATAAAGTACGGCATTTCGTTTTCTCTCTCAACTTTAACAAAGCTTGTTACATTACATTTCATAACTACACAATTTTTAAGAATTACACAATACACGATAAAAGGGAACGCCAATACCGAAACAGTACGGGGTGTTCCCTGCCGATACTTAATAGAGGGGAGTGAATCTTTGCTGTTTCGCACACGCGGGGGTATTTTATATTTTTTTAATTCTACACACGCACCACCTCTCTCAAAAAAATTTTATAAAATATTTTTTATATTTTATTTTTAAAATATGTTTAATTTATGTTAAATATCTGTAATTATTCTTAATATTTGCGTTATAGAATACATAACAAATAACTATATAATATGAAATTAATAGAATCCAGTGTACAGATTATTGAGGAAAAAGACCCTTATAAGATGATAGAATTAGCAGGTAGAACTTGCTATAAGTCTGAAGATAAGATAACAGAGAATAGTGCTAAAGAGTTTGTAGATCGTATGATTAAGCTTGGTCATGGGGCTATGTTAGAGCATGGTACTATTTATCTTACTATAGATGGAGAAGACCCGAATCTCAGTAAGATACAAAGTAACCCACATACTAAGGTAAACCTAGTACCTTATGAAGTATTAACAGAGAGTAATTATACAATTAGTTACAAAGCGTATATTACTACTAATCTTAGAGTACTAGTAGAAAATAACTTAAAAGAATTATTATGCTATCAAGTAGAACCTACAGAGCATCACGAAAAGCGTATTACAGTAAAATGGATATTAGATAGAGTAACCGGTGAAAGCTTTTTAAGACATCGTGTATTTAGTTTTGCTAGGGAGAGCACTCGTTATTGCAACTATAGTAAGGATAAATTTAATAATGAAATTACTTTTATTAAGCCTACTTGGTTAGATATACCTACTGGTAATTATACTTACTGGGATGGCGATTGGTGCGACATAGATAAGATGAAGATACAATTACCTTCTGATAATAGTATAACTGATAACTTTTTATGGTGCTTAAATAATGCTGAAACACAGTATAATCTATTAATAAATAAGGGCTGGAAACCACAACAAGCTAGACAAGTACTACCATTTGCTGTATGTTCTCCTTTAGTTATGACAGGCTTTGAAAGTGATTGGGAACATTTCTTTGAATTACGTTGTAGTGGTGCAGCTCATCCAGATGCCAAGAAGTTAGCCGATGAATTATATAAATTAATTCATAAATAATGTTAAAAGTTAGCTATTAAATAGCTATAATTGTTCTTAACAAATGTTAAAAAGTTTATCATAAAAGAAACTTTTATAAGAGTTTATACGTTACTGTCTATAACAGTTAAAGACAGTCTAAGACAGTATAGACTGATTATAGTCTCCTACTTTAGATATTTATATTATGAATAAACAACAACAAGTTAAAGAAGTAGCTTACTTAGGTAAGAAAGTATATTTTGGTAATAAACCTTATACTTTAGCAGAGAATGAAGTAAAGGGTATGTGTCAAGGTTGTGATCTATACAATTGCTATTGTCCTTCTAGAATTACCGCCTTATGTACTCAAGGATTTATACTTAAAAAATGTAAAAAAGAATAAGGCAATGACTTTGAACGACTAGGAATTGGCAAAGATAGTAAAGAATAGAATACCAGTAACAATAGATAACAAATAGTTTATAATAGAGTCTAATCCTATAGGTAGTTGTGATGGATGCTATTACTTAGATAAAAATTGTCCTACTTTAGCTAGGAGATACTGCTGTTCTAATGGCGGAAATATATTAAGATTAAAGAAACAAAACAACAAATAATACGTTATAGAATATAAATAAGAATATTATGGAAGATAAAGTACTAGAAACAGTAATTAATGGAATTGGTTATACTCCTCTGAAAGATGTATTAGTTAAACCTCTTGAACCTATTAAGTTAAAGAAAGAAATAACCGAAGCGGTTGGTACAGGTGAAAAAGATGTTGATGGTTATGAGAAGTTTGAGACTAAGACTGAAGTAAAAGAAGTAGAGTCAGAGTGGAGATTAGGAATTGTACTTGCTATTCCAGAAAGTCTAAATATAACAGACTTTAAAGTAGGAGATACAATAGTATTTAATAAGAAATTTGCTAAAGACTTTGACTTATTTAAGGATAGTCAGTTAGTTAAACCTTATGATATTATAGCAAGAAAAGACTAAATATTAATGCGTATTAATAGTTGTTGTGGGGCTAGGTCTGCGGATCTAGCCTTTTTTATGCCGTTATTTGAATATAAGTTAACAAATGTTAAAGAATAGATACTATTTTAACATTTACCGTTTAGATATATGTAACAACTATTAAACAACTAAATAATAATTATTATGAAGAACTATAAAGTAATTAAAGAATTTGCATCTGCACAAAAAGGTGATATGCTTACTTATAATGAAGACACTAATTTGTATGAATTCAGTATGACAACTGAAAATGATAATGAGAAGTGTTCACGTTATATTTGTATGGATGAGGAAACGGCAGAAGAGTTTGTAGAATCAGGTAATCTGTTAGTCATCGAAGATGAAAATGAAGAGCTTTCTGCAATTGATAAATTGTGTGCATTATCTGATTTAGTAGATACACTAGAAGCTCAATATAAGAAAGACCATGATGATTTAGTAGAAGCCTATAATAATCAAGAGATTCCTACTTGTGTTAAGGTTGAAGCAGACACGGTATATTTCAATATGAATCAAATTCTTAAAAAGGTAAAGGAAATTATCAATGAATAAATTAGTGAAGACTGTTAAAAAAACAGATCTTTACAGAGAATTCCTCAAATCACTTGATGGTGTACTTTAGCTGACCACTAGGGAGCAAGACTTGATGGTTTTATTAATTGACATAGATATTAATACTCCTAAGCTCCCTGGGTACAGCAAAAATGTGATAAGTACCGAAAACAGACGTTATCTAAAAGCTGCAACAGGCATTACTAGTGATAACTTAAGTAGATACATAGGGAAATTAAGAGATAAAGGTCTGATAATAAAAGGTAAAGCTGATGATGAATGGATGGTTAATCCTGCATTAATACCTGAAATAATAGGAGATAGAGTTCAGCTAACTATCGTACTTAGATTGGAGAAAGAATAATATGAATATACAATATGTAACACTTAAACCAGGTTGTGTCTTATTATGTAAAAAGTATAATTGGTTTAAGAGATTTTGGGCTAAGCTAAGCAAGAAAGTATTACCTTATAATCATTTTGTTATCTTTAAAGATTCGTGTGATTTAGTAAATATGTTTAGTAAAAATACAGACGTTATTATCGCTGAACCCAAAAAGAACTATAGTAAGAAAGAGATTAGTACATTAGAAAAGATTCTAGAATTTAATGGTGATATTGCTACAAGTTCAGAAGAAGGTATAAAAATTGAAGATCTATTTGCAGCAATTAATATTATTAGAACTAACACATTCTCAGATAATACTAATGATTTACAAGCTTTCTTGAATAGCAAATATTATAATATTAGAGAGTTATCAAATGAAAAAAACTGGAATGAGTATATATTCTGAACTAAGTAATAAATATCAACTTCCTAGTTAGGTAATAAAGGTTATATGTAATCATCCTTTCATGTTCGCTAATAGAAGAATAACAGAAGGTGATGAAAGACCTATGCTATTCACTTACTTAGGTAAAATCAAGATTAAGAAGGTATATGAGCGAAAGAAAGAAGATACGGATAACAAAGATACCACAAAATGACATTCTAACAGAATTAGTAGAGCTCATGATATATTACAAAATGTCTTATCCAATAGGTCAGAAAGATGAATGCACGATACAAATTAAAGAAGGTAGCAATGAAATCATTACCCCTGATTCAACTTATAGATTGTCAGATGAAGTATTTTTGTATGTGTACTTACTTAGTAATAGAGCAATTGCTAATATATATAAAGTAATAAAAGATGATTAGAAAATACTGCATTGATATATATCCTGTAGATATATATA